CTCCGGACGTTAACCGCCTCGAACTTCGTGCTCGCTACGGCCTACTAACAGCAGAGGACCAAGTTAAACTTGATAGTATACCTACCCCACCCCGTGTCAACGACTTCCCAGGACAAAGAAAGACTACTCCCATGGATACTTCATCAGGAGGAAGGGGCAGATTCACCCCCCAAGAGCGCCAAGCCCGCGCCGATGCTCGGGCCGCCGGGCTTAGGATGTACCGTGAAGCCGGTGGCAAGTCTGGCCTAAAGGCCAAGCGTCGCGCAAAGCGCCGTACCTACGGCCGCCGCCGGTCGTATGGCTCCAAATTCGGCCTCCGCAGCTTTACCGCCCGCGGAAATGCCACCTTCGGTACGGGTGCCTACACCGCCCCAAAAAGTGCCGCCTTCGGCGAACAGGTCGGAAACACGATCGGTGGATTCCTTCCCGGGCCGTACAAGCTTGCCGCCCCTCTCCTCGGAAAGGCTGGCGGCTGGCTCGCCAACAAGATCGGAAGCTGGCTTGGTCTCGGTGCATACGACCTTAACCGCAACTCCATCGTCCTTGACGAAGGTAGTAGTCCCGCCATGATGCACTCCACGGACGATACTATAATCGTCCGCCACCGCGAGTACGTTGGGGAGGTCTTCTCCTCCCCCGTCGCCGGTGCTTTCACCGTGCAGAACTTTGCCCTTCAGCCCGGCAACAGTGCTCTGTTTGAATGGCTCTCCCCCATAGCCAATCAATTCCAAGAGTGGATTCCCATGGGAATTGTTGCTGAGTTCAAAAGCAACTCCGGTGAAGTGGTAAGCGGCCCCACCAATGCCCTCGGCCAGGTCATCATGGCCACGGACTACAATGCCTTCAACACGGATCCCTTCCAAAACAAGTCGCAGATGAACAACACTGTGTACTCGACCAATGCGAAGATTACGCAGTCCTTTGTTCATGCCATCGAATGCGACCCAAAGAAGAATGTCATGGAGAGTTTCTTTGTCCGGGCCGGGCCTGTCCCTCCCGGTCAGCCTCCGCAGCTCTACGATCTCGGCACCTTCGCCATTGCCAGTCATGGCTGCCAAGGCGCCAGCCAGGACCTTGGCGAACTCTGGTTCAGCTATGAGATTGGGCTCCGCAAGGCTAGTCTTATTCAGACCTACGCCGCCGCCGTCCCGACCGACATCTTCCAGAGTAGTGCTAATGGCCGACTTGGTGCCACTGTCAACGAGTACTTCCGCGGAATGGTCCCTGACAATGCTAACAGTCTCGGCTGTACACTCTCCGCCGATGGCAACTTCCTCCTCTTCCCCAAGGATATGGAGCAAGGACGCTTCTGGGTCCATATGAAAGTTGCCGGCTATGGCTTCACTCTCGCCCCTGGCAATGGTCCGCCCCAGAATGCTTGGCCTTTCCTGGCCACCAACTGTTCTATTGTTCCGTTCTTCGGCCCCTCCTTGTACTCTTTCGGTATGGGTGTGGGCGCTCAGTCGCAGTTCGCCCAGATGAGTATCGACTTCGTCGTCGATATCACTGGGAACAATGCCCGGCTGGAGGCTACCCTCGCCAACATGGCTTGGTGGCCCCAGCCCAATCCTACTCCTGCGAACGGTTGGGATATGCTTCTGGTCATTACGGCCATGAACCAAAACTCTTCTATCCCAGTCCTTGCATAAATAAAAGTGCACATCGGAGTTTAATTAATTCCAGCCCTTATCGGGCTTGGGTAAGTATTTATACGGGTACTCCGAATAATTCTTGCACATCGGACAGAGTTGAGTTCCTGTCCGTTGGTCTTGATACAGGAACGTGTGTCTGCCGCACTCGTAACAAAGGCTCTGACATGCGTTACATTTGACTATCATCAAACGTCCATCTGCCGTCATCATGGCAGGAACTGACAGAGTAAACCATCTGGTGTATGGTACTTCCTCTCCTCTGGCTACGTACTCCCAGCCCCAGAGGCACCAGTGGCAGTAGTCCAGACTTGGCTGTGGTAACCATTGTGCTAATGCGTTCTCTGTTATCTGTTTCTGCATGTTAAAAACTGAACATGGCAGTGGAGTTTGACTAATGGGTCAAACTGTCCCCGGGGCCCAAGTCAAAATCCTCCGTGGGCCCGGGGCCCAAGTCAAAATCTCTGGTACTAACGGACACACCCCGTGAGTACTCCGGTTCCCAAAAGAGAACTATAGACTAGACAGGCTCATGTTTTACTCTTTTTTCACTCAAAGGCCGAGACGCTGTCATGTTGTACACCCGCTTCGCCGGGTTGTACAACTGGCCGTCGAGTGCCTTCTTCACCACTCTTGCAGTGTCTCGTATTTCCTTCGCAGAATACATCACGCCCGGCCGGTTTGTTCTCAAAATATCCTCGACCGGCCCGTAAGGCCAGTCGCTGGTTATTTGAAACCCCCCCGGCCCTCCTCCCCTTGCCCCGACTGCCAGTACTATTCTGGCAGCCCCGTAGGGGTCCATGTCGTTTTCTGCGGAAAGGAAATACATCAGATTGTACATGTTTGAATCTGATTTTTTAGCTTTCATGGCAAGCACTTGTGCCCACTCCGGCCATGTCTGGATTGGCCACCAGTCTATCTTACTCAGAATCTGCCACCATAGGTGCTGCAGGTCTGTCATCGTCGATGGGTCCATTGATGAGCGTCTTCCGGAACTCCACCTTCCACTCAGTTCCGCACTTCGGACAAAATTCAGAAGGGAATAGATGTAGAAGTCTGATGTACTTCCCCTCTATCTCGATCTTGCAGCTATCGCAGTAGAGGCGAACTTCCTCTTCGATATCGAATGAATTTTGCATTTCCAAGAAATGCGTTCCGGAAAACCGGGTTTTCAACCCGGGTCCCGGTCCCATGTCAAAATCTCCTGCGCGCGCCTGGGTATAATTTCCCCAGGCGCGTGGAACTATTTGCAAATATCAGCAAACTAGTTACATGCCCAAACAGGATTCACCAGCTTGTGACTGGGTGTTCACTTGGAACAATCCTCCAGAGGAAGAGGCGTGGGACACCCTCTGGGGCCTCGATTACAAATATATCATCTTTGCCATCGAGCAAGGCGGTGCTGAGGGCACCGTCCACATCCAGGGCTTCGTCCAGTTCCGCGAAAAAGTTCGCTGGACCGCTCTCCGCAAAATTGCGGAGATTTACTGGTGCAAACGCAAGGGTACCCCTTACGAGGCCCAGCACTATGTGCAGAAGCCCGTCCTGGACTGTGACTGCGTTCATTGTACCTCTGAACGGCAGACCCCCACTCATCTTGATGGGCCCTACGAAGACGGGCACATCTCTGCTGAACAGCAGTACCGAGTGCACGAGGTAATCGCAACCTAATTAATTAGGTTGCCCGTACTATCAAAAAGCATGGCCTCAACCGTGCTATTGAACGGTTTCCCGAGGCCTATATGACCTTCACCAACGGTATGAAGGCCCTCGGTACCTTTTACAGCCCTGTACGAGATTTCCAAACTAGAGTAACTCTTGTTTATGGAGCCCCCGGCACCGGCAAAACCCGTTTTGCTATTTCGGGGCCGGGTCCGACTTATGTCCTGCCTTGTTACGGGTCGGACTCCTCGACCGACTTCTTCGGGGACTATCGCCCTGATTACCATCAGACTGTGCTTGTTGACGACTTCTACAATAGTTGGAAGTACACTACCTTTTTGAGAGTGTGCGACCGATACCCCACTGAGGTCCAAACCAAAGGCGGTTTTGCTCAATTGCTGGCACGTGATGTGGTGTTTACCTCCAACCTTCATCCCATGAAGTGGTATCCAAAAGTGCTCGCCGATCCTGACCGGCGAGAAAGTTTCTTTCGCCGTGTCCACTGCATCGTCGAAATCACGAAGGATTTCTATATTCTTAGAAAAGGTGACCTGCCGTGGCCCTTGCCCTTCCTTCGAGCAGCCAATGCACTTGATCTACTGAACTTTCCGAATCCACCTGGGATTCATCCTCCGATTGTTCCTGCACCACCTCAAGCTGTGTTGCCTGCGGCAATGCCTGCACCTGCGGTAAGTCTTCCCTCTTGAAGATCTTTGCTTTGTGTATATCCTTGATAACAGATGCAGGTTGCCCATGAATGGGCATTGCCCCAACAGTTGCCTGAGACTTACGAAGCATTTGTCGCAAGACGAAATGCCTGGTTCAACGCGCACGGTGCGAGTCGCCTCGCCGAATAGTTTTTCCTGGAAATAAAAAGCCTTCCAAGAAGGTCACTTTTTCCACAACGAATCGCGACGCCTCTCCAGGAAGGGCCGATTCTTCTCAACTCTCCTCTCGTGAGATATCTCCGGACGTTAACCGCCTCGAACTTCGTGCTCGCTACGGCCTACTAACAGCAGAGGACCAAGTTAAACTTGATAGTATACCTACCCCACCCCGTGTCAACGACTTCCCAGGACAAAGAAA